TACTCACGACGTTGTATTGCTCTAGTAAGTGATATGATATCATCATCTGGCATGATAGGTACTTCTCCTTGCATGATGATTGGACCACCATCAAGTTCTTCAGTCACATAATGTACAGTGCAACCTGTAACATCATCACCACTATCTAGGGCTTGTTCAACAGCATTTAAACCTTTGTACTTAGGAAGTAATGATGGATGTACATTTATGATAGGGCATGGGAACTCAGATGGTTTCTTAAGCACCCTCATATATCCTGCAAGAACTATAAGATCAACCCTCCATACTTTAAAGAGTTCTATCATCTGCTCTTCATCTTTATGGTGAACATAACAATGAGGAACACCAAACTTCTCTGCTTTCTTAGCAGCACCACACTCTTTCTTGTTGTGTATCATGATCACTACTTCATGCTTAGTGACAGAACGTAATATGTTCTCGAAGTTAGTTCCGTTTCCAGAACACATAACACCGAGTCTTTTCCTCATTTATTTGGTGTAGGTCTAGGGTTAGTTCTTCTATTAATGATGGTAATAAACTTATCAGCAGCAAAGGTTCCTCCTAAACATACTTCAAGTTCATCTCCATCCTTCCAGTTAACAGTACCATCCTTCTTGGTATGTACCATTGCTAATTGAATTTCATCAATTATTTTCTGTGTTAGTCTCATTCGTTTACATCATACTCGATTTCAATAACCTTTGATGACCTTCCCATAGAGTTTGCTCTGGTCATCTGCTTCATTTCACCTCTGAGTTGTTGAGTGATACCTTTAAGTTCCTCAATGAGTTCTCTTTCAAGGTCTTCAGCAACGTCTCTGTGTCTATCTACTCTCATTTCTTCTTCCTTTCTTCCCAAGAGTATACGAGAAACGTACAAATTGTTACCCAAAAGAGTATTTCTAGTCCATAATTAGTCATCGTGATCATCCCATTGGTCTGTGAGACCTTCATTGTTAAAAAATGCTCGGTATACTCCATATCCTGAGAGTAATACCAGTATTACAAGTATACTTATACCAAACGTAATGGTGGTGTTCGCATTATAGTGAGGTATGATAGCGTTACACTTCGTCCAAGTACCTGGCAGTGTATACACAGGGGGGCAGGATGCTAGAATCATTGATAATATTGAGGGGTGTAATGTGAGTCAGTCGGTAAATCTACTTTGAGTTTCTCGCAGTACTTCCGAACCTCTGCCTCTGCCTGTTCGTAAAGGGGCGACAGATCTAAGTCTTCTCTGAGTCCATGTGCTATCTGGTCGACCTGTTCTACAGTTAAACAGTGGTCTGGATGAAGCACATCACATACAGGAATCATATTTTCTACGAGTTCATTTAGATTGATTCGTATCTCGTAGTCTTTGTAAACCGCCATGGGGGTTTTTACCTCCGAAAAAATTTTTAAATATTTTTGAAACGCACGTACCCACTTTTGTAGGTTAGAGCGATGGGACTCTTTTATAACCCGCCCCCCGCCCCCGAAGGGCGGGCAACTGGTCTTTCGACTACTGCCCCCTAATGGAATAGGGGTCGCATGTAGTCTTTGAACTCCTCTCGCATGTGATCCGCTAATACTCTTAACTGATCCTCTGTTGAGTTGTTGCCACTAGCAACGAGTTCGTCGTAGCATGCCTGACTAATGCCCGCATTAGTTAGGTCATACTTATGTAGTTGAACATGCTTAAAGAACATAGTTTAGAATCCTCCGTTAAGACCTTCGTCTAGTTTCTCTAAGTAATCAGCATATGTATCGAACTGATTACCTAGACGTTGTATCCACTGGTTATACCAGTAGCAATTTGATCCATCTTCTAATATAGGATCAGCGGTTAACTCACCACCAACTTTTCTGGTTAGTGTGGTTCTTAGTTCACTCTGGGTGTACCCCTTCTGTGATAACTGTGGATAGAATTCGTTGAAATCTGAATTGTTCATAAATGACGTTTAACTGTGTATAACCCTATTATAGTACGTACTGTATATAAAAGGGGGGGATAGAGAGCAATGTTAATAATTCGTTACGTTATAGGATCGTAGTCCCACGGAGCAGGATCGCAAATCTTCTCAATTAAAGAGTCGAAGTCTTTTTGTGAGTCGTCATCTATCCAACCATTCTCTATAAAAAACCTTGCCATAGTGACGAGGGCAGACTCTTCGCCCTCGGTCATAGTTAGGGTACGTTCCCACTGTGGGTGCGGTAATACTGTCATTTACCAATCTCCATTCTTGTCTGTGTAGCAATCTTCATTCCAGTGTTCGCCTTTCTGAAGTATGCCGAGGTTTGTGGCGATTGCGTCGTAGTATGCCATACCTGAGCGGGACATTCTACCGCAAGTATACTCCCAACCGAGTTCTGTGAAATCTTCATAGAGTTTTTCAATGTTAACCTTCATTAGTTAACCTCCTTCCACTTGATGTCTCCAAGTGTTCCCACTTTGAAAATCATCATACTTTCCATGGCATCTGTTGCCATTTCTAGTGCTGTGTCCTCAGCAGCAGCAAAAGAGGATCTTAACTCAGCACCTATTCTTACTGTGTTTCCCCAGTAAGATGGTTGGATTGCCCATTGAGTTGAATTCATAGAAGTTGACTCCTTGATTTGTATAATACTATTATGCCATAATTTCTGGGAAAATAGGGCGTTGATTGTGACACAAATTATATTGTCACACCAGATCGCGAGGGTCTGGGCGGCTCGTTTGGCGGTCAGGATTCGACCTCCTTAAGTTCAAAAGTGGAGGTGTAATTGGCGTAATCTATTAGTAACCTATAATCATAGTCCTCATAGATTTCCAGTAATGCGTCATAGACTTCGGGTGTTAATGCTTCCATTAGGTAACAGACCTCCTAAACTCTAGGCATATTTCCTTAAAGTAATCCATGTCCTCTGCTGACACATAGTCTGCCCCGTCCTCACCGAAATAAGAGAATGTTTCATTCACTCTCTTAATAAAGGTGAGCAATGCGATTTCGTTAGGTGTATACATGATTAGTGCCTATCTGAGATGTACCAGACACCATGGTTGTTTATCACCTGTGGTTCAAAATTCCTTTTTGCCATACTGGTCAAAGCAGCAAGTACAGCGGGGTCTTTCATTGCTGATTCATTCGCTAGTACTCGACCATCGAAATATGGTCTTAGTTGTTTGTCAAACATAAATTACCTTAGTTTGGTTTACCTCTTAATGATAGTCTATTTTGGGGACAATTCAAGACAGAAAAGGACACTATTATTAGTGGCACATCATGACCCTAAATTTCCAGATTCTTCTGATACAATGGAGGTAGAGCTCAAATCCTCTACTATCTCATCAAATTGGTCGTCCCAATAGTTGCGACACTCTTCTAGGAATTCATGCTCTCCTAGTTTATCAAAATAGTTGAATAGGTCGTCCGACACATACTCTTCTAGGTCTTTGGTGGACATGTTGTCCACCATTCGTTCTGTTAAGAACTCCTTGAGATCGGTTAGTAATTGGCGATCCATTTATAGATACCCTGCGAGTTCACATCCTGGTTCGTCATAGAACCAAGTAACAGACAAGTCGTCAAACATTTCGTCTATTGCGTGTTTGATTTCTTCTGGTGGCGACCATGCTGTATTGAATGTAACTTGAAATCCGTGTGGCATGTCATCATCATGTACCTCAAGGTCGTAGCAATCCCACTTCGTTCCCCAGTTATGGACTCGCCAGTTATACCATCTATCATCATTCACATCAGTAGATTCAAAGTATAAACCCTTGCCGAATCCCTTATCTTTCCAGATTGGACATTCACCGACTTCGCCTCTAGGGTTTGAGAATGAATACTCTTTGACATCATTTTCATGTAATGGCACAGTCTCCCAATTTGGTTCTGGAATGAACTGACCGAATACTGTGTCAACTGCTTCTTTGAGTTCGTCATTCTCAATTCCATTCTTCCACATTCTGTGTAGTTTCTGGATCATGGTTGTATCATCTGAATAGAAGTCAACTCTGTTGTAACAATGATTTGGCATTAAACCTCGTTTGATTGTTTATAATAGTATATTAGCACCTAGCAGGTGATAATTTGGATAAAAATGGACACTAAAAAAAGTGGCACAGGCTAGCATCAAAAATAGCATAATCTTTGATAGAATGAAGGTAGAGCTCATAATTCCTGAATGTCTTCTATTACCCATTCCCCGCTGTATTCGTCCTCAACTGGAAATGCATTAACATCTGCATGCAGCAGATCCTCTGCCTCTTGCATTGTTTCTGCCTCTACTAGAACTGTGAAGTAGTTCACCTCTGAGCAATGGATTCTGAATTGATTAATCATTTTTTAGTTACAAAGTGAAGGTCATTTACTAGGAACCCGCTGCTCTCTGTGAGTTTCTCGCATAGATCGTTTAAGTTCTCTGCTTCCCACTCTCCGAGATGATCCTCTGTTAGTTGCTCGCGGTTGTCTTTTGAAATCCACTCCTCATCAAATGCGAAGTGGATTTGTGTTAAAAAGTATTTCATTTGAATGCAACCTCTCTCATATCGCAAGAGTACATAACAGAATCTTGTCTGAATGCTTTCTTGTATGCCTCGCCAACATCAAAGAGTGCATCCTCGTATTCTTTGCCAGTAACAGAGATGCATACGATTGCTTCCATGGTGCCTTTATAAATGCCGACTCCGTGGGTGATTGTTGCATACTCAAGTCTTGTTAAAACTTCAGACTTAATGAACTGGTCTAACATTTGATTAGTTACAGTTCCCTCGTCTCCGATGTTTCTGCCGACTGTTAGAGTTGTTGTTTCCAAGAAGTTTACTCCTTTTGTTTGTTTACTCTTCTATTGTAGTCCCTAGCCCTGAAAAAACAACGTCCGAGTGGACAGAAAAAATAGTGGCACAAGGTCTGCACCAGATGCATGCATATTTTGATATTATACTTATATGGATAACTTTTCTGACTTTATCGACTACGTTCTTTCATTCTATGGTAAGAATGGTCTCTATCCCCAAGATAGAACAAAAGAACAAGTTGCATATGCAACTCTTTACTACCTTGATTCATGTAATGATGTTATTACGTGGGGCAATGGTGATTCACTCGACAGAGAAAGAGTCCGTGACGTAATGAACCATTTATACGACTAATGGCACATTGCGACAACTGCGGGAACTTTGATGACTCTCACTTTGAGAGTCTCAAAGAGACCTATCAAGACATACCCAAAGATGCACATCAGCCCGATTTGTATTATTATTGGGATGCACCTCTAGAAGAGGACTACTCATGGAGAGAGGCACTACCAGATGCAGATTGTCTTTGTGAAATTTGCTTTGATATACTAAATCAAGAAAAAAGGATCAAATGGCAAAACTGAACAAAAAACCAAAAAGACCAAATAAGCTGCCTAGCTTGCCCGTGGTCATCACACCCGACGAAGTGACACTAACAACCAATTTAAATAGTGTCCACTGTTGTCCCAAATGTGGTCATAAATGGACTACACTATAAAAGTAAACCAAAAGGATTCATTTAAATGAAACTTAACTCAATCGCAAAGAATCAGACAGAAGTCACCCTCTCAAATGGTGATCAAGTTTTCTTCAGTTACAAAACTCCCGTCGCTTGCTACATTGCTAAAAAGGGACGCTATGCAAGAACTGATGCATGGTACTCAGCAACCACTACAAGACATATTAACAAGTGGTTAGGAAATCTTGAGTACGACGTAATTCCCCAAAGTTACCTAGACGAAATCACCCTCTAAGGGTGATCCGTCCCAAACTAAACAACCCACCAAGTCAGCCGCCTGGTGGGTTTTTTGGGTGCAACCAGTTGACAAACTGGCACACTGGATCACCATCTGAGGTGGATCCGCTGTAAAATGTGAGTATGAATAAAACAATCACACTCACGGAAAATCAACACGCAATTCTGTGTGAGATTTTCCAATTTGTCGCCTCCTTGGATCTCTACGAGGACGATACGATGGAACACCCTGAGTATCGTTTCGACGAACTCTGGGACATCGTGGTTAATGCCACTTGACTAACTGTCACACGGGGACCTGGTAACAGAGTCCCTCTGTGACATAATAGTCTGCCAACTCAAAAAGTTCGGGATAGTCCAGGATAAGGTCCGTGTCCAAAAGGAATTGGACGATCTCAACAGTGTCACTTGGGCATAACATCCCC